GACATTGAGACGCTGGGAAAAAAAGCAGGTGTTCCTTGATGAGTGGCGGTCACGGGTTGATGAAATACAGGGTAGTCCTGAGCGCACACAAAGCGTTCTTGACACTTTGTATAACAAAGCTGTTCAGGGTGATACCAAGTCAGCACAGCTATATTTGCAGGCTACAAACAGAATGGCACCTCCAACTGTAGAAGTTAAATCAGACAAACGTATCGCTGAGTTGTCAGACTCAGAACTAGATGAACTAATAGCTGCTGTGGCTGCCCGTGAGAAGCAGACACGTGCTCTGAAGGTTGTGTGATGGAACTGGAGGAATGCTCCAAGTGTGGCGAGGAGTACCCCTCCAATTGGGCGTACTGCCCATATTGTGATACTGGTGAACATCCTTTGCTAAAAATGCGAGACAACGATTAAATGAATCTTGACGAATTGTTAAATGAGCGTGAGTGGCGGTTATGCCGTGGACCTGATGACGCCGACGATACCGACCTTGTGGATGCCTTTGAGTATTTCTGCTCTAACTACTGGTACATACGCCACCCGGAACGGGGGCGTATCCTGTTTGAGATGCGTGAGGCGCAACGTGAGACCGTCTATGCGTGGATATCGTACCGCAACACAATAGTTCTCAAAGCCCGCCAGATTGGTTTCAGTACGCTTGCAGCAGCGTTTGCCTTCTGGGAGGTATTCTTTTGGCAAGACCGCTTTGAGGTCATGCTGAGCCGTACTGAGCGTGAAGCAGCAAAGCTTCTACAGAAATCCAAGTATGGCTACAAGATGTTGCCTGATTGGATGAAGCAACGTGGTCCAGACCTAGTATCCGATAACCAATTGAAGATGGTGTTTGCTAATGAATCTGCTCTTGAATCTTTACCTAGCGGTAATGACCCTGCACGTGGTGAATCGGTGTATCGTGTATTTATTGACGAGATGGCGTTTCTACCAAACTCTGAAGAGGCTTGGGCTTCTATCGAACCAATTGCCGACGTTGGCGGACGAATTGTATGTCTATCAACAGCCAAAGGTGAGGGGAACATCTTCCACCGCCTTTGGGTGGGGTCTCAGACCGGTACGAACGACTTCAAGGGTGTCTTCTTTCCTTGGTCTGCTGGTGACCGAGATGAAGATTGGTATGAGGTTAAAAAGTCGCAGCTTCCTGACTGGCAGTTGGCTCAAGAGTATCCTTCTAATCCTGATGAGGCTTTTGTTCGTTCTGGTCGTCCTGTATTTGATATCGACCTTCTAGGGTCTTTTCATAAAGAACAACCCCGCAGGGGTTTTCTTTGGGATGGTGCGATGCATGGGTCTGAAGGTCCATTATCGGTATGGGAGATGCCTAGTGGTGAAACAGCGTATTGTGTAGGGGCTGACGTTGCTGAAGGTCTGAGTCATGGTGACTATAGTTCGGCTCATGTAATTGATGCTTCCACAGGTAAGGTCGTTGCTACGTGGCATGGTCATGTTGAGCCTGACTTGTTTGGGTCTGATGTGTTGTATAACTTAGGGATGTTTTATAATCAGGCGTTGATTGGTGTTGAAAACAACAACCATGGTTTGACAACGCTGAAGGCGTTGCAAAAAACTGGGTATCGCAACATTTATAGGCAGCGTAGGTTGGCTAACCGCAGTCCTCAGGCTACGGAGATTTTGGGCTGGCGTACTACTGCTGCTTCTAAACCTTTAGCTATTGATGAGTTGGCTAAAGCGTTGCGTGATGATGATGTTGTGGTTGAGTGCGAGTTTACTATTGGTGAACTTCGAACATTTGTTCGTGAGGATAATGGGAAAATGCATGGTTCTCCCCATGATGACCGTGTTATGTCTTTGGCTATTGCTAATCAAATGCTAAAACATGTGTGGCTTCCCGAATACCGGGTTGAATCCGTAGCCCCTAAGTATTCTTTGGATTGGTTTTCGGACCATATTGTGCGTGAATATAAACCAAAGGTTGTGATTGGCTCGTATAATGTTCGAAATGTAACGGTTTAGGTACTTAGTATGAACTTAACTACCTGCAAAGAATGCTTAACTGTGTTTGAGTACGAGGATAAACTGCCTCGTCGTGGTTCTATTTGTTTTCGCTGCCACATTAAGGGTGTGCGTATTGGTTTTACGCATGGTAAAGAAGACTTTCATGGTCCCACAATTAAAGAACGCCAAGAACAACAGGTAAAGGACGCCATTGCTGGAGGGTACGACCCCCAGCCCGTCGGAAGTCGTTGGGTATAGCTCATGAGTTGGTGGGTTCCCATCGTCGTTGCAGTAATCACGGGCCCTGTTGTGGTCGTTCTTCAGCTGTTGCGTCGGGAAAACACCGAACAACACGCCGAATCACGAGGTCTACTAGAACATCTAGTTATCAAGATTGACAGAATGGATGACAAACTTGATACACACATGGACGACAATCACACACACAGGAGCAATCATGACATATTCTGATGCAATTAAACGAGCAGTAGCAACATTTCTTTTTGGTGCTCTCAGCACCCCCATTAGTGCTGCTGTTCTTGATGTTTCTGCTTGGAAAGTCGCAGCAGCCTCTGGGCTTGCTGCGGTTCTAAACTTTGTTTATCGCATTGTTGAGGCATACCTTGAAAAGACCGAGGAGGTCTGATGGCCCGTCCATCCAACGCTAGTGTTCTAGCTGATTATCGTAAAAGAATTACATACTCCCGCAAGTGGCGTGATGAGGAAAGTTACGATGATTTGTGGCGTCGTTTAGTTGATTTGTATCGTGGTAAACAACTTAATGATTTAACTGAAGAAGACCGAATGCTGGTCAACACGTGTTTTTCTACCATTAATGTTATTGCCCCTAGTGTTGCTGTTAACCATCCAAAAATTACGGTTGGTGCTCGCAAACAGGAAGATGCTGACCGTGCTGTTATTACTGAAGCAGTGATTAACTATTGGTGGCGTCATTTTGATTGCCAGAAACAGATGCGCCGTGCAGTGGATGATTACCTGATTATTGGTCATGGTTGGCTGAAAGTCGGTTATCGTTTTATTGAGGAATCAAAATATACTGATTTGTTAACTGAAGAGGATGCAGAGATTGCTGCACCTGAGGAAGGTTTCAACCTTGAAGCTGAGACTGTTGTGGTGGAAGACCGCCCCTTTGTTGAGCGTGTTTCTCCTTTTGATATTTTTGTGGACCCTGAAGCCACATCTGTAGACGATATGACATGGATTGCTCAACGTGTTCGTCGTCCTTTAAAGGATGTTCAAAACGACCCACGTTACAATCGCAATGCTCGTCAAGAAATTGAAGGAACTCATTATTCTCGTTGGGGCGAGCACGAGGACCGTGCACGCCACAATCGTCAACTAGATGAAGCATTTGTTGATGTATGGGAATACTACGATTTAAAACGTGGAACTGTTGCTGTTTTCTGTGAAAATGGAAGCAAGTTTCTTGTGGCTCCCACAAAGATTCCTTTTGGTTTTGGTCATCCATTTGTGATGATTCGCAACTATGATGTTCCCGACCAGTTTTACCCCATGGGTGAGCTGGAGGCTATTGAGCCTTTGCAGTATGAGTTGAACGCTACTCGTACGCAGATGATGAATCATCGTAAGCGTTTCTCACGCAAATGGCTGTATAAAGAGTCAGCTTTCGACAATGATGGACGTAATGCTTTGGAGTCTGATGAGGACAACACGCTTGTGCCTGTAATTACAGAAGACCCACTGGGTTCTGTTATTGTCCCCATGCCTGCTGTTGTTAACCCCCCAGAAATGTATTCTGTTTCTAACTTGATTCAGCAAGACATTGACCGTATTAGCGGTGTTGCAGAGTTTATGCGTGGCGGAGCTAGTGAAATTAGCCGTACAGCTACAGAAGCTGCAATTATGCAGGACGCTATGAATGCTAGAACTTCTGACAAGTTGGCAGAAATTGAACGTGCCATTTCTTTGTGTGCTAAGCGTTTGATTGCTTTGGCTCAACAGTTTATGACTGGTGAACAAGCTGTTCGTGTAGTTGGTTCTTCTGCTATGCCTATTTGGGTTAACTTTGACGCTGACTATATTAAGGGCGAGTTTGATTTTGAAGTTGAAGCTGGTTCTACACAACCAGTGAACGAATCGTTCCGACGTCAGATGGCGTTGCAGATGGTTGATGCTATGGCTCCTTTTGTGGGTGCCGGTGTTGTTGACATGGCTGCACTTGCTCGTCACGTATTGCAGTTTGGTTTTGGTGTTAAAGCACCTGAAGCGTTTCTTGCTGCACCTGCACCCATGATGCAGGAACAGCAACCACCTATGGGTGAGTTGTCACAAGGTCTCCCAGGTCAATCAGGATTACCTGGGGAAGAAATGATGATGGAAGAAGAAGTTCCAACGGGTGGCATGCCAATGCCTAGTTCGATTTCGCCACAGATGATGGCTGCAATCCAAGCCCAAGGTGCTTCTTTGCCCAACACCATGTAACGAAAATCCTACTTAGTAGAGCAACCTTTTACGGACTCTGGAGAACATCGTGGAAAACGAAATTATTGAAGACGAAACCTCGGAACCCATTATTGATGGACAAATCGAAGGTGGAGAAGAAACAACAACCGAAGAGGCTCCTGTTGAGTATTTTCCGGTAGATGAGTACGGCGATAAATATATCAAAGTAGTTGTTGATGGAGAAGAACTTGAAGTTCCTTTGAAAGAAGCTGTTTCTGGATATCAGCGTCAAGCGGATTATACCCGCAAGACACAACAACTAGCTGAAGAGCGACGACAGGTACAGTTTGCACAGGCAATCCAACAAGCGTTGGACAATGACCCTGCTGCCACAATTGAACTGTTGCAGTCTCATTACGGCGTCAACTTTAACCAAACCACAGAAGATGAGGATTTGTATGTTGACCCAATTGAGCAGCAGTACCGACAGTTGGAAGGGCGTATTCGTTCCTTTGAGGAACAACAGGCTTTTCTTGAACTGGAGCGTACTATCGGCAATCTTCAGCAAAAGTACGGAGAAGAGTTCGACGCAAACGAGGTAGTTGCAACGGCACTTGCTACAGGTTCAACTGATTTGGAGTCAATCCATAAACAGTTGGCTTATGACAAGATTCGTCAGCAGCAACTTGTGAACCAAAAAGTTAATCAAGAAAATAAACGCAAAACAGACCAGGTTACCCAGGCTAAGCGTGAGTCTTCCGTGATTGCTGGTGGTTCGTCGGCTAAGAACACAACTCCTGATACTCAACCTGTAACAAGTTTCAGGGATGCTTTTACTGCTGCCAAAAAGCAGTTGGGTATTTCCTGATTTTAATTTAACCGAGGAGTAAAAATGTCAAACCCTAATTTTGACCAACTTCTGTCAACGACGCTTGCGAATTACCGCAACCAGTTGACTGACAACGTGTTCACCGCACGTCCATTGACCTATTTCCTTATGGATAAAGGTCGTATCCGAATGCTTGATGGTGGAACCAAGATTGTTGAGCCGTTGATTTACGGCACCAACAGCACTGTGGCTTCCTACTCAGGCTATGACCCAATTTCATTGACACCACAAGATGGTATCACTGCTGCTGAATACGACTGGAAGCAATACGCAGCTTCTATCGCAATCAGCGGTATTGAAGAAGCAAAGAACAACGGCGAAGCAGCAATCATCAACTTGCTTGAAGCAAAAATCATGCAAGCTGAAGAGTCATTGCGTGAAGGTTTCAACCAGATGTTCTTCAGCAACGGCACCGGCAACTCAGGTAAAGACTGGAACGGTCTTGGAAACCTCGTTGAGAACGGTAACTCAGTTGGTGGCATTAACGGTGCAACCAGTGCATACTGGAACTCATATGAGGAAAACACCGCAGGTGCTTTGACCCTTCTTCAGATGGCAACAGCATACAACAGCGTTTCTGTTGGTAACGACCACCCAGATATGGTTCTCACCACACAAACATTGTACGAAAAGTATGAGTCATTGCTGCAACCACAGTTGCGTTACACCGACACCAAGACTGCAGATGCTGGTTTCCAGAACCTGTTGTTCAAGGCTGCTCCTGTAACCTATGATGTGCATTGTCCTGCAGGCACGATGTTCTTCTTGAACAGCAAGTACCTCACGTTGGTCGGTCACTCAAGCAAGTGGTTTGCTCAGACAGAGTTCATGCGTCCAGAAGACCTTGATGCTCGTTATGCGCTCATCATGTGCTACGGCAACTTCACTGTCCGTAACCGTGAAAAGCAAGGCAAGCTTACAGCTAAGACTGCTTAACTTTGATTGTGGCGGGGGGAAACCCCCGCACACTTTCATTCTTCTAAACCCAACCCAACCCTGGAGGTATAAATGCCACTCAAGTCCAACGCAACCGATGGTCCAATTACACGCACACGTTTGTCAGCCTATGTGACAGCACACGAAAAGGTTTCTGCTGTCGCATTGACCGATGCTGCTGCAACTTTGACAGCTGCACAGCTTGTCGATAGCAAATTGTTCACCATCACCCCAACTGCCAATCGCAACCTTACGACAGCCACAGCTGCTCAGATTCTGTCTCAGTTGACAGATGAAGAGGTAGGTACATCGTTTGAATTTACGATTGTAAACACTGCTAGTTCTAGCCATGATGCAGTTCTTGTCGGTGGTACGACAGTTACTGTGGTCGGCAATGCATCAGTAGGTGCTGGAGAATCAGGCACTTTCGTAGGTGTTGTGACCAGCTCAACTGCTGTATCTATTTACCGCAAATAATAAGCCCGAGAAACGGGGGGCGCAAGCCCCCCTTTTCTTTTGTAACGAAATAGGCTATTTAGTATGACATCTAGACCAGCACACTCTCTGTATGGGGAACCAGCCACTCGTAATTCTCGCCCAGCGCAATCACAGGACGGTTCTCGTCTTGCTGCTGCTAGTGGTCCATATGTGGGACGTAATCGCTGTATAGCAAACAATGACACCTGTGAAGGACCTAAAGCCAAAGAGACTGATTACTGTGTTGGTCACTTGCGTTCTATGGCTAAAAAGGATGATAAATGAGTACAGTTTCAGATTTGACCATTATTGTTCGTGACATTACGGACTTGGACTCTGTTGACTTGCCCCTGTCCTTGATTCAACAGTATATGAAAGATGGTTTCCAGAGGATTATTAATCTTGAACGCCGATGGCCGTTCTTGCAGGAAACATACTCTATGAATACCGTTGTTAACCAGCGTGAGTATCCAATTTCTGGTATTGGTTCCGGGGATTTGCGTGAAGTTATATCAATGGTTGATAATAGTACATCAGGTAATCGTTTGACACTTACCAGCACAGATTACGCTGAAGCTATGTGGAATGGTTCCTTAGATACACCATCACGCCCATTGCATTACACTTTGTGGGGCGATACTATTAGTTTGTACCCGAAGCCCGACGCTGTGTATCCAATTACTGTTCGTGGATACCGTAAACCTAGTTATACATGGGTGACTAATAATAGTTTAGAAATTGATTGTGATGACCGTTTTCATTTAGCTATTGCTTATTACGCAATTTCTCAATCATATAAAAGGCAGGAAGATAATGAAATGTCTGCCATGTATAAGCAGTCTTTTGATGAGGCTGTTTCGTTGGCTCGCCGTGAAATCATGCGTCCCGACTCGCATCGCCCAATGGTTCTATCTAAGGGTGCGACACGTTTCTCGGAAAAGTTCTGGCTCGAATCACTCGGAAGAACTCTCTGATATGGCATCTTCTTTGCGTCTTATTCGTCAGGATGATTTTACTGGTGGCTTGAATCTTCGAGCTGACCAGTTTCAACTTGCACCTAATGAGTCTCCAAGAATGTTGAATGTGGAGATTGACCCACGTGGCGGTGTGTTTAGTCGTGGTGCTATGCGCCGTATTAATACTACTGCTATTACTGGTATTTGGAACCCTAAAAAGCTTTTTGCTTTTGATGGTTCCACAAACTATGTGATGTTCACAACTGGTTATGAGTCTGCCACAAATGGTGATGTGTGGTTTTCTACTGGTGGCAACTTCACGAATATTACAAACATTGATGTGTCCGATGTTAATGGTGCTTCATTTGCTCCTTGGGGTAATACGCTGTATGGAACGACTGGTGCTAGCACACAGTCGTTTAAGTGGAGTTCTGGAACTACAGCAACATTGTTGACCGCCAATGGTCCAACTTGGCAAAACTCTTATGCTTCTCCAACTGGTGGTTATTTTCCTAAAGCTTCTCATGCTATTACTCATGCTGGAAAAGTTTTTGTTGCTAACACATATGAGAACACTACTGCTTATCCGAACCGTATTAGGTGGTCACATCCCAACAATCCAGAGGACTGGGCTGAAAGCGACTACATTGATATCAAGGATGGCGGTGAGGAAATAACTGGATTAGCCAGTGTTGCTGGTCATCTTGTTGTGTTTAAAAAGAAATCTGTGTTTGCCATTTTTGGTTATGATTCTGACACATTTCAGGTTGTTGAGGTTTCTCGAAATGTTGGTGCTTTGTCTCCAACAGCTTTTGTTTCTACTGAACGTGGTGTGTATTTCTTTTCTTACCCAGAGGGTTTGATGGTTTACAACGGTGAACGTGTTCTTGATTTATTTGAACCTATGAAACCAATGTTTGATTTAGGATATATCAACACTGGTGCAACTGACGCTATTTTTGTGAACTACATTAATCAGCGTGTGTGGGTTTCACTTCCTTACAGTGAAACAACAACGGTTACTTATTCAAGTATGTCTTTTGTGTATGACCCTGGTATTGGTCAGCGTGGTGCGTGGGTTCAGCATTGCACGGCAGATGGTCGTGGTTTTAATGGTGGTACAACTTTTGTTAGCGATGCTGGAACTACATACAATCTTGGTGTTCACGCAACAGAAGCAAGAGTTTTGGATATTGATATGTTTGACCAAGTTCAAGACAACATTACTGGAACCAATGTTTCTTTCGCTAGCAGGTATCGTACTCGCTGGTATGATGCTGGTACTTATAGTCAGAAGAAAATGTTTAAACGTCCAGATATTGTGGCTAAACAAAGTGCAATTGCTGGAAATATGAATATTAAAGTTTTCCGTGATTATGAAGAAGCTGACGGAACGGAGATACGTTCTTATTTGTTGGCTTTGCCACAAACTTTAACTGGAATGATTTGGGGTACTTCTCCTTGGGGTACTTCATATTGGGGTTCACCTAATCGTGGTTCACAGCTTATTAAAGGTCGCAACATGGGGCTAGCTCGAAGTATTCAACTTGAGTTTGTTGGTCCAGCTGGTGTTGCGTGGGGAATTAACAGTCATACTTTGAAATACAGTCCAAGAAGGGTCACAGCATAATGGCTACATTAAATGTTACAAACACTTTTACAAACGGTACAGCAGCTAATGCTACTGAGGTTAACCAAAACTTTACAGATGTGAAAACATTTGTTGAAGGCAGCCTTGTGCATGCCGATGGTACGGTTCAGGCTGGAACAGCAGCTATTGCTAATGGTGCTATTACTGCCCCCAAGATTGGTGTGTTGACCAATACTACTGCTAAAACGGCAGATTATGGTTTGGTTCTTGGTGACGAGAACACAACTATTCTTCTGGATAAGTCAACTACTTTTACTTTAACTGTTCCCAACAACTCAACACAAGCTTTTGCTGTTGGTACACAAATTTCTTTTGTTCAAACTGGTTCTGGTCAGGTTGTTTTTAGTCCTGCTGGTGGAGTAACCATAAATAGTGATAATAGTAAAACTAAAATTCTTGTTCAGTACGGTGTAGCTTCTATTATTAAAACAGCAACCAATACTTGGGTGCTGTTTGGACAGTTGACAGCCTAATGTTTGCTGCGGGTGTTGTTGCTGCGTCGGCTAAGGATGCGAGCCGTCAATGGGCTTCTGGTGGTACGGTTACGTTTACTGGTGCATACACAGTTCATAGTTTTACTTCTACTGGTTCGTCTTCTTTGATTGCTGGTGGTGCTGGCTCTAAAGACATTGAGTATTTAGTTGTCGCTGGTGGTGGTGGTGGTGCTAGTGCATTGAGCATTAGTTCTGGCGTTGGCGGTGGCGGTGGTGCTGGTGGAATGAAAACTGGCACATTGTCTGGCAAAGTTGCTGGTACATACACCGTTACTGTTGGTTCTGGTGGTACTGGTGGCGTTAGTGTTACAAATGGTGATAACTCTGTTTTTGATTCAGTAACATCTACTGGTGGAGGTGCTGGAGGACGAAACACAGGTTCTAACGGTGGTTCAGGTGGTGGTGCAGGATTCACGGGAGTCAAAGGTACAACTGTAGGTGGGGGTCAAGGCAACGATGGTGGAGAGGACATCTCTGGTGCAGGAGGTGGCGGTGGTGGTGCTGGTGCTGCTGGAACTAATGGTCAAACAGTTTCCCCATATGGAAAAGGTGGAGATGGTTCTGCATCATCTATAACTGGTTCATCTGTTACATACGCTGGCGGTGGTGGCGGTGGCAGGGGAAGCACTATAGCATCACAGATTGCGCCAGGTGGTAGTGGTGGTGGAGGAGCAGGTGCAAATCGTGGTGTTAATTCGGTTGCTGGCAGTGCCAATACTGGCGGTGGTGGCGGTGGTGGTGTTGTGGATAATGTTGGTTTTGATTGGCACGGCTCTAATGGTGGTTCAGGAATAGTTGTCGTACGATATCTTTCGTGAGAAATAAATGGCAGAAACACCACGTGACCAACCACCAATAACCGTATGGACTGCGCCCCTAATGGGGGCGTTGCGTTCTGCTGACGCAAAAACATTACAACACATTTTTACATCATTAAAAGAATATTTAAAAACACTTGACGAGTCTGTAACAGCAAATACATACACTTTAAATATTGGTTCGGTTACAACTGGTACGCCGTCTGCTGCAAGCATTACTGGCACATTCCCTGTGCAGACATTGAATCTCACGCTTGAACCAGGACCTACTGGTTCTACTGGACCAACTGGTGCTACTGGTCCGCAAGGATTAAGTGTTCTTAACGGAACATCAGCACCAACATCAGGTGATGGTGTTAATGGCGAGTTTTGGATTAACACAACAACAAACGAAATCTATGGTCCTAAAACGGCTGGTGTTTGGGGTTCACCAGTAAGCCTTGTTGGACCAACAGGCGCAACTGGTCCTACTGGACCAACGGGTGCAACTGGTGCAACAGGTGCAACAGGAGCAACAGGAGCGACTGGTGCGACTGGTGCTACTGGACCTCAAGGACCTCAGGGTTTTAGCGTGTTGAATGGTGTGGTTGCACCTACATCTGGGGACGGTGTTGACGGTGACTTTTGGATTAACACTGCAACTAGTGAAATTTATGGTCCGAAAACTGCAGGTGTGTGGGGTTCTCCTACTAGCTTGATTGGTCCAACTGGTCCTCAAGGACCGACTGGACCAACTGGACCGCAGGGACCAGCAGGAACATTGGGTACTGCTGTTCTTGATGATTTAAGTGATGTCACTATTACATCTGTCACTACTGGACAGATGTTGAAGTATTCTGGTAGTGGTCAGTGGATTAATACAAACATTCTTGACGCTGTTGATTCTATTTCCAGTCCAGAGTTTGTACAGTTTGATTTGGCTCCCACAGCACCTAATAATGTGGGTAAGTTGATGTGGTCTGCCGATGATGGAACTTTTACCTATTTGTTGGCTGGCGGTAATATTGAGGCTTTTGTTGGTCAAGCAGAGTATCAGTTGGTGTACAACAATACTGGTTCGACATTAACTAAAGGTCAGGTTGTGTATGTTGATGGTGCACAGGGTCAAAGAATAAAAGTTGCTTTGGCTGATGCTGATACTGAAGCAACTTCTTCTAAAACTTTTGGTGTTGTTGGTGAGTCTATTGCTAACGCTGCTGAGGGTTTTGTTGTTACTAGCGGAATGCTGCGTGGTATTGACACTAGTGCATACACAGATGGGACTCCTTTGTGGTTGTCGTCTACTGCTGGTAATTTTACTAGCACAATGCCAAGCCCTCCTGCGCATGGGGTTTTTGTTGGTTGGGTTATAAAGTCTCATGTTTCTTCTGGTGAGATTTTTGTGAAGATTCAGAATGGTTTTGAATTAAAAGAAATTCATGATGTTTCTATTACTTCTCCTGCTAATGACCAAGGTATTTTTTATAATTCTACAACTTCTTTGTGGGAGAATAAAGCTGTTCCTGGTGTTGTGCCTGCTGGTGCTGTGATGCCGTTTGCTGGTGCGACTGAGCCTGCTGGTTGGCTTCTTTGTTATGGACAGGCTGTGAGCAGAACAACGTATTCATCGTTGTTCGCTGCAGTTGGCACTCTTTATGGTGTGGGTGATGGTTCTACGACTTTTAACCTGCCTGATTTGCGTGGTCGTGTTGTTGCTGGTCAAGATGACATGGGTGGAACATCTGCTAACAGGTTGACGAACTTGAGTGGTGGTTTAGATGGTGACGTTTTGGGTGCTACTGGTGGTTCCGAAAGCCATACGTTGACTTCTGCGCAGGTTCCTAATCATGGTCACACCACTAGTAGTTTTAGTACTGCTGGTTCTCACACCCACAACACGATTGGCGACCATCAACACACAGTTCAGGGACGTCAAAGCACGGTAACTACTGCCCACACACACAGTGGTGGTCGATTTGCTAAAGCACCAAACACTGGTAGTTCCAACTCTGATGACCTTACTGTTGGTTCTGGTGGTCACACCCACTCATCTGATGGTGGTCACACCCACACATTGACCGTTGATTCTACGGCTGGTGGTGGTGGAGCCCACAATAACGTTCAGCCGACCATTATTTTGAATTACATCATTAAAACGTGAGAATTGTAACGATTGTGGCTATTTCTAGGAGACTTTATGAGTAACATTGATTTCTTTGACTATGAGGGGCAAAGGGCTGCTGCTGGGCAGTCCTACGGTGCTTCCACAGCCAAGAACGCTTATGCACGTTTTCTTGCCCAGCAGAGAGGTGCTCGTCGTAAGTTTGATTTGCAGCAGGGCTATGAGCAGCAGGCTCCTCGTGTTGTTTCTAGTTTTACTCGTCGTGGGTTGGCTGGTC